AGGATCGTGCAGCGGGAAAATCCTTTGGGGGTGATGTTCTGGCGGCCCCGGCTTGCCGGTGCTGTGAATCTCACCCCCGTTCCACTCGTGCCGCCCTTGCCTCCAAGGACAACAAGCGGGACGTGTCTCGGTTCATCTCTGACACCGAGCGACGGCTGATCCAAGCGGTTATCGAGTGGTTTCAGAGTTTGTTTGCCAATCTCGATCCGGCCCAGGTTGCCCAATCCGGCCGCATCGAGCTGTCTACTACGTCCGAGGACGGAGGTATCGGCCGCATCCTCGAAACGTTCGCCGATGCTACCGGCAAGCCGCTGGCCGAGGTTGCCTTGTTCGGCTACAACTGGGGAGCGAAGGAAACGACGCGGCCGGTGCCGACGCTGGCCGAGTTAAACGCTCCGGCCCTCGCCGAACTGCGGAACAATCAGCTACGGCTAGCGTCCAACGTGCTTCAGTCGGCCGAGGACGTGATTCGCGGTTCCCTCGAGGCGGCTATCGCCGAAGGTAAGGGCCTTGCCGAGCGTACCGCAGCGGTCAAGCAAGCCGTAGCCGACCTGCCGGGTTACGCTGCCGAGCGTATCGCCCAGACGGAGACGACGCGGGCATTCTGCCAAGGCCGGGAGAATGCCTGGAGCCAATCGGGGCAGGTGGTCGGCAAAGAGTGGCTGATGAGCGGAAACCCGTGCCCGATTTGCGTTGCACTCAATGGAAAGAAAGTTCGCCTAGGTGAGCCGTTCGCCCGTGCTGGCCAAGTGGTCGGCGGCGTGCGGATCAAGCGTGATATCCCCAATCCGCCGGGGCATCCTAACTGCCGGTGTGATATAGCCCCCCTCTGGGAGGAAGACCTATGAACCTGCAAGAGCGTATCGACCGCATCGCCAAGAATCCCGTTCACCGCGAGGCGGTTGGCGACGGGCTTGTGCTAGTCAAGTCAGCAACCATCGCAACCCCGTACGTCGATCACGATCAGCGGCTTGTGAAGGGCATCATTAGCACGCCGAACGTCGATGAGGATCAGGAAGTTGTCCAGTGCAATAACCTGTCCACGGAATACTTCCCGACCAATATCAAGACCGTGTACATCGATCACGATTACAACAAATACCCGCTTGGCGTGGGTGTTTGCCGGTCGATGGCGGTTCGCGGGGAGAACCTGTACGCTCAAACGTACATTCTGCCCACATCGCTAGGCGACGATCTGATGGTGGCTATCGAGCATGAAGCGGTGCGGCACTTCAGCATCGGTGCCCGTGCAACCGATTATGGACCGCCCACCGAAGATGAGATCGCCAAGTACGGTCCCCACAAGTGCAACATTCGCAAAGGCAAGCTGATCGAGTACAGCTTCACGGCAATGCCAGCGAACGCCAACGCAATGATGGAGCTTGTTAGCAAGTCGATGATCCGCCGGGACAATGCGGTAGCCCTTGGCCTGCCCGATACGCCAGTTCGCAAGTACTTCCCGACACTTGGCGACGCGGATATCGTCCGTGCTAAAGTGCCCAAGGTCATCGAGGTTGACGGTATCGAGATCGTTGTGCTATGATTATCCCGCTGCTCCTCTCTCCTTTCGCCTCTGCCCTGCCTTGATTGGCGGGGCGAGGTTTCCAAGACGACGCGGTATCGACCGTTATTCAGAGCGTCTAGCGTAACCGCTGACCTATCTGGAGCCGTGCGAAGACCCCAGTTGATCGGGATTCACCCCTTTCACCCGGAGTTTTACACATGGCACAGAAGATCACGTTTGCCGGTGCCGTCAAGGTTGCTAAGGCCCTTGGCTACGCTGGCCCCGAAAAGTTTGAGGATGTCACCAAGTTCCTGAGCGAGTCCGAAGGCGAGGTTCTGGTCAAGGGCGATAAGCTCATGGCCAAGGCCCTCCTTGTTCAGCAGCCCGACGCGAAGACCGTCGTGGTTGCACAGGTTGACGACGGCGATATGGCTGTCGAGGACTCGGCCAAGACCAACAAGTCCGCGAAGGGCGTTTCGCTCGATGAAGTCGAGAACATCGTTCGCTCTCGCATCGATGACGCTTTCGTCAAGTCCGGCAAGGCCGATCCCGTCGTCACCGGCGGCGAGTCGGTCGAGTATGCTGAGTACAACGCGAACGCTAACAAGGTGTTCAAGGATGCCAAGCACGCGGACCTGTTCCTCGCGGGCGTGATGCTCGGCAAGGACGTGACCAAGGGCATTGGTAACACCGAACACGGCCGCGAAGTGGTCAAGCGTTCGCTCGATACGCTGAAGCGTTTCGCCCCGAACGTCCACAAGGACTATTCGACCGGCGTTGGTTCACTCGACATCATGACCCTGCCGGGCGTGAATGCCGATGTGATCCGCTTGTTCAACGAGTTCGGCGACGTTGCCCCGATTGCTAACGTCGTGAGCCAGCCGAACGATCAGGAGATCAACCGTTGGCGGAACCTGACCGAGCGTCGCTCCGTGACGTACCCGAACGAGAACAACCAGCCCAGCTCTGCGGCTGACTCGGATTGGCGTTCGTACACGACTCGCCTGCGTATGGCCATGTCGCTGACCCGCGTTTCACTCTCGGCTAGCCGGTTCTCCCGTCTGTCGATTGCTGACGAGGTGGCCCGCGACTTCGCTCAGGACTTCGCTGCGGCGGAAGACGATGCTGCTCTCAACGGCACCGGCACCTCGGCCTATGGCGGCATGGTTGGCCTCGCTACGCAGTTCGGTGCGATTGGTTTCGGTACCGCTCGCGGTGCTGTCTCCGCTGGCACCAACTGGGCCGCGTACTCGCTGACCACGTTCCAGAATATCAAGGCACGTCTCCCGCGTTACGCTTACCGTCGCGGTGCGGGTCCGGTGTGGCTGACTACGCAGGAGTTCTACGAAGGCACGATGATGCCTCTGGCCCGTGCGGTTGGCGGTGTGACTGCTGAAGAGATCGCCAACTTCAATCAGGCCCGCTTCCTCGGTCATCCGGTTGTCACTACTCCGCTGATGAACACCAACAGCGACGTTACCGCCGCGACCATCGACGTGTACCTCGGCAACTTCTCGCTCGGCCTTGACCTTGGCCGTGGCTCGGGCATGTTGGTCGAGGCCGACCCGTCCGCCGGTTTCACCACTGCCGCAACGTTCATCCGTGGCCTGTTCTGGCACGGTGTCCAGTGCGAGCATGGCGTGGGTTCTGCCACGGTTGCCGGTCCCATCGTCTGCGGTTACTCCAGCTAATCAGTCTCAGGAGATTCACACATGGCTATTCAGATTCCCCAGTTTGTCAGCGGCCTTGCCGCAACTACCCTCAACGCAAGCACGGCCAACGCAGGCCCCGTCGATATGAACGTCGCGGGATGCGACGGTGCAGTGTTCCACGTCGTTCTCGGCACCCAGACTACCGGCCAGTTTACTGCCGTGAAGTTGCAGGAGTCGGACGACAACTCTAACTGGGTTGACGTTACAAACGGTGCTTTGTTCTCGACTGCAACGCTCGCCCTCACGTCTGCCGACAACGGCACCAGCATCGTCATGGGTTGCAAGCGTACCGGCCGTCGCCGCTACATTCGCCTTCAGCTTACCGCCAACTCCACGGCTAACTTGCCGATCACCTACGTGGCCGCTGCTGGCCTGAATGCAACCGCCAACGATCCGATCACGCCCGCCCTGCGGTCCTTGTTCGTGTCCTAATCCTCTACCGATCCTTTCGCCGTCGCCGCTTGGAAACAGGCGGCGACGGTTTATGAAAATCTTCCTCTTGAAAACCTGCAAGCTCGGCAAGGCCGATACCGTCGTCGATTGCACCGTCGATCAGGGCCTGTCCGCACTTGCCGCGAAAGAGGCACGGCACCCCAACGTCGGCGAGCTTTCCAACAAAAACAACATGAACGCCGATGAGGCACGCAAGGCACTTGGCATGCCATCGCTCGCGGAGGAGGCGGCGGCTCGCAAGGCCGCTATCGCCAAGGCTGGCCGCGTTGTTCTCCCCGGTGAAAAGGTTCCCCCGCACGCGATTGCTGGCCGTGAATAAGGAGGCGACACTTGGCAGAGCTTGCAACCATCGCCCAGGTTCGGAGTGAGCTTGGAATCGTCGGCAATGATGCCGACGTGTCTATCGCTCGCAAGTTGGAAGCTGCCGAGCAGTGGATCAGGGAAGCGTGCGGCAGGCCGCTGGGGTTCGTGTCTCAGGAAGTCACTGAGACTTTCGACGGCGAGAGTTCGGGAGAGTTAAATCTCAAGTACACGCCCGTTGCAACATCGCCCGCCCCGGTTGTAACGGTCGGCGGTTCGGTGGTGTCATCTCAGACGTACGTGGTCAAGGACTCCGGGGTGCTTGCGTTCATCTCACGCAACTACGGCGTTCCGCCGGGCACGTACACAACCAATCGGCTACTGAGCGGCGTTCCCGGTCTGGTGTACAACTTCGATAACAAGGTCGGCAACGTGACGGTGGTCTACACCGGCGGGTACGCTGCGGGATCGATCCCCGCGAACCTGACCGAAGCGGCTATTGCTCTGACCTGTCAGTTCTACCGCGATGCTGGCCGAGACTTCGCGTTGCAATCTGAAACTCTGGGGAGTTATTCGTACACAATCAAGGACGGCGAGCGGTTCTCGCATGTGCTTGCATTGTTGGGCAACTTCGTTGGGAGTGATATCGCTTGACCGTATCCAATCGCGGCATCTCAGCACCGGAACCGATGGTAAAGTGGTCATCAATCATCGCGTGGGTACTGTCGATGCTGATCGTACCTTGTGCCTCTGTGTTCGCCACAATCTACGCTCAGTCCGCCGTGTACGGACAACGTATCGAGGTATTAGAGGACAAGAGCAAAGACGTGGAAGTCCGTTTGCGTTCGATTGAGTCTAAGTTGGAACGTCTGATCGTACTTGCCGAAGCCGCAAAGGATCGTAAGTAATGGCCCAGCAAGGCAACACTCAACCCTATCCGCTGACCATCGACCAAGGGGCAACCCGCACGCTGGTGGTTCAGTATCAGCAGCGGGCATCCGGTGTAGACACCCCCGTAAACCTGACCGGATACACAGCACGGATGCAACTGCGGACGAGCTACACGGCGGCGAGTTCTACGCTGTCTCTGACTTCGCCGAGCGGTGGCATTGTGATAACCCCACTGACGGGAACAATCACCGTAACGATCACGGCAACGCAAACGGCGGCACTTGCGGCAGGCCGCTACGTCTATGACCTTGAGATCGAGTCCGCTGGCGGTGAAGTGACCCGCGTACTCGATGGAATCGCAACCGTTACGCCAGAGGTGACACGGTGAGCAATGAGATTGTCACAGTCTACCAGCCGGTCTATAACGTCATCGTGTCCACTCCCGGCCCGCAGGGTGCGGACGGTGGAGGCGGGGGTGGTGGTGGTTCCGTTACGCTGACCGGTGCCGTCACGGGCACGGGCACGGGCACGGTGGCGACTTCTCTCGGCAGCTTCACGTCGGCTCAGTTGCGTTCGGCTCTGTCCGATGAAGTTGGCACCGGTGCCGCGTACTTCGTCGGCGGTGACTTGGGCACCCCGGCGGGTGCAACGCTCACGAACGCGACCGGCCTGCCGGTTGCATCTGGTATCAGCGGCCTTGCGTCCGGTGTGGCGACGTTCCTTGGCACGCCAACGAGTGCGAACCTGCGGGCGGCTCTGACCGACGAGAGCGGCACGGGTGCGGCGTACTTCCAAGGCGGCGACCTAGGCACCCCATCGGCGGGCGTGCTGACCAACGCGACCGGCTACACGTTCGCCAACGTCGCCAGCAAGCCGACGACGATCAGCGGATACGGCATCACGGACGCGGTGAGCAAGTCTCCCGCGACGGAAGCGGCCAACACGATCACGGCAGCGGCTGGACTTGCCGGGTTGGTTCTGAAACAGGCGGCGGCGGAAGATCCGGCCCTGAAGGTGAACGACGCATCAAATGCGAATCTCATCACGCTGAGCAATGAGGTTGGGCTGTCGTTCTCGGATGGCACTTCGTACGCACCAGCAAGCATCGCACTGGCAAGCACGGGGCGATCATATGGGATCGTCCCGCCGGGCACCGGCACCGGCTCAACGACGCTCACGCTGCCGAGTGCGGCACCGACAAACGGCTACTTCCTGCAAACGGACGGCAGCGGCAATCTGACGTGGGCGGCTGGTGGAAGCGGTTCGCCTGGTGGATCGACCACGCAGGTGCAGTTCAACAACGCGGGGGCGTTCGGGGGTTCGGCTCTGCTCACGTGGGACGCTGGTGCCGACACGCTCACCGTGACGGGCACGATCACGGCGGACATCACCAACGGCGGTGTGATCGGCGGTTCCTCGATCACCTCCACCGGCATCGTTCGCGGTGTGTCGGTGTTCAGCAACTACACCACGACGGCGACGGCGGGCGGCACAACGACGCTGACGGCCAGCAGCACGCAGCAGCAGAACTTCACGGGCACGCTCGATCAGAACGTGGACCTGCCCAGCACGGCGGGGCTGACCGTTGGACAGTCGTTCGAGATTACAAACGAAGGCACGGGCACGCTGACCATCCGCAATAGTGCGGCGACGGTGCTTACTCAGGTATTCGCGGGCGGGCAGGTGGTTTGCACGGTGCAGTCTACCGGTGCCCAGACGTGGCGTGAGGTTCACATCGGCAGCGATGTGCAGACGTTCCTTGCGGGCGGAACGTGGACGAAGCGGCCGGGCCTGAAGTACGCCCAGGTATATGTGTTCGCCCCCGGTGGTGGCGGATCTGGTGGAAGCCGTGGCGAT